TGGTGGGCAACATCTTTCACCCGAAGAGTGTGCTGGCCCAGTTTATGGCCGATAAAGACGAAGAGGGCAACCTGCTCTATATCTCGAAAATCTACCGGGCCATTGTCGATCAGGGCACGCCAACGGAGCATTCCCTGTGGCCGGAGCTGTGGCCCCTCGAACGGCTCTATCAAAAGCGCCGCATGATGAGCGCAATGATATTCAATATCGAGATGATGAATCTCACCGGTGCAGAGGAGAGCCCGTTCAAGGAGGAGTGGTTCAAGTATTTTAACCGGGATGAAATCGACCTCACAGGGCTGCAGGTGGCAATTGGCGTGGACCCGTCTGCAAAGCAGGGAGAGGCAAACGATTTCAAGGCCATTGTGACCGTGGGACTCGATCGCTCCGCCATGCATTTCTATTGCCTTCACGCATGGATCAGGCATGCGTCCCCGGGCGAGATGTTCGCGGCATCGTATAACCAGGCGGATGATTACGGCAGCGGCAGGGTCGGGATCGAGGAGAACATGCTCGAGGATTTCCTGCACGAGGCGATCTACAACTATGCCAAGGATGTGGGGCGGTATCTTCCCTGGCAGGGCATTAAACATCTCACCAACAAGGAGCAGCGTATTATCGGCACGCTTCAATATTTGGTGGAGCATGGAAAGATATCGTTTGAAAAGGGTCACTCGGATCAGGATATCCTGGTGGAGCAGCTCATCTATATCCTGAATAAAACCATTCATGACGACGGCCCCGATGCCCTGGAAATGGCAGTGAATATGCTCCAGGGAGCAGGCGAGCCGTGGACGGGCGAGATGGGCGTGGGCAATAGCGTGGCAAGCGGGGCGGATTGGTAGGATTAGTTAATTAGTTGAATAGTTAATTGAGTTGATTAGTTTCACCATTTAACCATTTAACCAATCAACCAGTTAACTAATAAGCTGGAGGCTTATGAAACTACGTATACCATTACTGAATCTATTTAAGAAATCTGAGGAGGTGCAGCCTGTGGGTGTGGGCACACCAAAGGCCGGCGAGATGGGTATTTCCGGGAGCACCTTATACGGCACGGGCACATTCCATCAATATAATCCCGATGATCTGATGATCAAAAAAGGAAATCGCGTGTATCGAGAGATGGTCAAAGACGACCAGATCAAGCCCACGCTGCAGTTCAAGATCAATGCCGTGCTCTCTCGCGACTGGTTTTTTGATGTCGAGACGGATGACACCGGCAATCCCCGCACGGATCATGAGGATATGGCCGCCTTTTTTACACACGCTGTCAAGCATATCAAGGGCAGTTTCTCAGATAATATGATTGCAATATTGAGCGCCTTTCAAAACGGCTTTTCCGTGACTGAAAAGGTATTCGAGCTGATCATATATGAGGGAAAAACATACTGGGGCATCAAGGACCTGAAGCTCAGGCCGTTTGAGACCTTTAACGGAGGATTTAAGACAGACGAGCACGGAAATCTTCTCGAGCTCAATCAGTTTGCAGGGAGCGGAAAAATAACGATTCCCTTATCCAAAATTATCCATTTCGTGCATCAGTCCGATACCAACCGGTGGTATGGCGAGAGTGATTTGCGCGCTGCGTACCGCTCCTGGTGGTCGAAGGATATCGCTATTCGATTCTATAATATTTTTCTGGAGCGTCACGCTTCAGGTTTCATCTGGGCACAGGTCGACGGGGAGCTTATAGGAGATGAAAAGACCAACCTTGAAAGCCTCCTGAACAATATCTCCGCACGCATGGCAGCCCATGTGCCGAAAAAAATCGAGCTGAAAGCGATCCAGCCGGTCAGGACCGATGCCTTTGAAAAGGCCATAGCCCTGCACAACAGGGCAATGGCCCGCTCGATCCTTGTGCCGAATTTGCTGGGCCTGACCGAGGAAGGACAGACCGGCAGCTATTCCCAGTCACAGACACAACTGGATGCCTTCTTCTGGATCCTGGATATCATCGCGAACCGGCTGGAAGAAACGCTCAACGAGCAGGTCTTCACGCAACTTGCAGCATGGAATTTCGGCACGGATGACTTTCCGCGGTTCCAGTTCGAGCCTATTTCGGACGAACAAAAAGCGGAGATCGCCAAGCAATGGGGTGAGCTGGTCGGAAAGGGTGCGGTCACCAAGAGCGATTCGGATGAGGGGTATATCCGCAGGATCATGGGATTCCCGGAAAAATCGGAATCGGAAGAGGGAGAGGAAGGGCAGGAAGAGTTGCCCCTCGAGCAGCCTTCGGAGGAAGATATCGACGAGTGGATCGCAGCGCAGCCGGAAGAAAAGCAAGAGCATATCCGCAGGATTTTTGCAGAAAAGCCCTGGTTTCGGCGGGTGAATTTCACCGCCATCAAGGGCACATTAGACGATCAGGACGGGAAATTCCTGGATGCTCTCATGGAGAGCATGGCCGAGGTGCATACCTCCCTTGAAAAGCAGATTGCCAATATTGTGAAAGACCGCTCCCTGGGCAACGTGCAGCTCAAGGAATTTTTGGGGATCGGCATATCCAAGGCAATCATGGGAAAGCTCAGGCGCACGATCCGGCAGAACCTCACCCGGGTTCTGGAGGATTCCTATGAGCTGGCACGACGGGAGCTGCCCAAAAAGGCCCAGGCCAAACCCATCAGGCCCGGCATGGATAAGGATCAGGTAGAGCGGTACCTGGCGGCCAAGTCCATGACCATCGCAGGCGCTATGGAGCAGGATACGCTCAAGGCCGTGCAGCAGGTGCTGGAAAACGGGGTCAAGTACGACAAGACCCTGAATCAAATCATTGCCGCACTTATGGAGGATACAAATCTCATGCAGCTCCTGCCCGAGGTGGATGCAGCAGGCAGGGCAATCAATGTGCCGGCGCGGCTGGAAAATATCGCCCGCACCAACACGGCGGATGCCTTAAACCAGGCACGCCAGGCCCTGTTCGGCCAGCCCGAGTTTCGGGGCTTTGTCCTGGCGTACGAATATAGCGCCATCCGGGATGAACGGACCAGCGAGTATTGCGAAATAATGAATGGGCGGATCAGAAAGAACTGGGGATCGGGTGCACCGCCTGCACACTTTCAATGCCGGGCAATCCTGATACCGGTGACGATCGTGGATGAATGGGACCGGAAAGAAAGCACGTTACCGAATATTCAGCCTCAAAAGGGGTTTTATTGATGATCACACTCAGGACCATAACAACCATAGAGCTGGCAAACATCTGCAACCTCACATGCTCGTACTGCGTCAACCGCCTGCTTGTAAAGCATCCGGGCAGGGAGCCGGGCATCATGTCGGATACGGTATTTGACAGGAGCCTGGAGCTTTTACAGGATCTCGTGAACCGGGATACGCAGATGGAAGTCAATATGAACGGAACCGGCGAGTCGTTTCTGGATCCGCAGCTTGTCAGGCGCACCGCCCGCGTCAAGAAAATCATGGGAGAGCGCAGGGTGTGCCTGTGCACGAATGGTGTCAACATGACACTCGAGGTATGCAAGGGGCTGAAAGATGCGGGCATGGATCAGTTGGATCTCTCCCCGCACTCACCCGCGCACGCACGCACGGCCGCGATTATCATGATCAAGGTCGGGATCCCGGGCATGATCAACGACGGCGTGATTATCCGATCGCATAACTGGGCAGGCCAGCTCGAGCCGGAGAACAGGATTGAATGCCTGCTCAAAGGCCAGTGCGATCCCTTGATCGAAGGGAGGGGGTATATCCTCAAAGAAGGAAACATCACGCCGTGCTGCTACGACTACCGGAACCTTGGCGTGTTCGGCACTATCTTCGATGAGGATATCCTGAACCGGCCGATCAGGCCGTATGCCCTGTGTGAGACCTGTCACCAGGTGATACCCGATGACATCATTAAAGAATACAACCGGGAGAATAAAGATAATCCGATTTATAAAGTTCCCGAGGTTATGAATGCTTAAACTACCGCACCCACATATTCATAAACGGGAGATCATGATGGAGCTCGATGACTGCGACAAGTTCATCCTGGACGAGGGCGTAAAATATATGGAGGGCTACAATGGCCATCATAACACCATGCTTGAAATAGGCTCCCATGTCGGATGTAGCACGTTGTTTTTTGCAGTGGAAAAAGGGTTTCAACAGATCATGGCTATCGAGGCCCACTGGGAAAATTTCAGATGGCTTGTGAATAATATCTATAAAAATGAAGCAGGAGATATCATTACGCCCATGTGGGGGGCCGTGGCATTGCAAACAGGTGAATTCCGTCATTTATATTGGTCCGGCGAAAAACGCAATCACGGACAATATGGAACTTTCTTTCGACATGATAAGCATATCGATACAGGATTTACACAGACACTCGGGTTTGAGCATATTCTGTCCCTGTTTGATACGATCGATGTTCTCAAGGTGGACATAGAAGGCGGAGAATATGAGATTTTTAGTCCACGGGATAGCCTGAAAAAGGCATTACAGCGGGTACGATTTCTGGAGCTTGAAACACATACGCCCAGCGATGACTATTTTGAAGAGGACCAATTTGCGCACTATGGATATCCACATCAGGAAACGGCCAACAAAACCCTTGCGTGGTTTCTGGAGAGCTGCGGGTTTGAATTCGATCCGTATGATGTGTCTATCGGCCGGATGCAGGGATACAATAAAAACTTCTCGCTGAAGGGGGAAGGGTAGAGGTTGGAGGTTGGAGGTTGGAGGCGCAATGAAAGGCTGGTATGGATAACCAGAAATTTATAAACGGATCCTGGTACGAGGAGCAGTACAGAAACGGCTGGTATCGAAGCCAGTATATCAACAGCGACGAGCCGCAGTGGGCGAGGGAATGCAAGGCATATTATATCAACCGCATTCTGATGTATACCGGCCTGCCGCTGGCGTCCAGGATCCTGGACCTGGGCTCGGGCGTGGGCCAGTTTATCCGGGCGTGGCAGAAAAGAGGATTTATGGATGTGCACGGTATCGAGATCAGCATGACAGCGGTTGCGAACAGCGGGATACCGACACTCAGGCAGGGCACGGTGCAGAATATGCCGTATAAAAATAATGAATTCGATCTGGTATTCTCCTCGGCATTGTTTGAGCATATCGATGAGACGATCCTCGACGATGTGCTCAAAGAGTGCTTTCGGGTCGGTGCTATCCAGGCGCACACACTCTGCCTGGATAAAGGCTCTGACCCTTCGCACATAACCATAAAGTCGGCGGAGGAATGGCTGAATGTGTTCGAGCAGTATACACAAGGCCTCACCTTTGTGGTGGCGGACGAGCTTTTGCTTACGAGCCCGCTTTTAATCGTACTGCCGAATGACGAGTATTTATCATACCCGCTCAAGGAGAAATTTTATCGCGATGCAGTCAATAACAACCATAAATAGTATCGAGACATCGAGCCTGTGTAACAATGCGTGCCCGTATTGCCCGGCGCCGTTTCAAAAAAAATTCAGGCCGACCGGCACTATGACGATGGAGATCTTTGAGAAGGCCGTCGAATGGGTGGCGTATTTCGTTAAACAGGGCACACCAGGGGCCAGGTGATGGTGCTGAGCGACGGGGATATTACGACATGCTGTTTAGATGCCGGTAAAAAGGGCATTATAGGCAGCATTAATGATGATTTAAGCACACTCCGGACGCAGCCGTTTGAGCTATGCCGTAAATGCCATCAGATCGTGCCGGAGAGGATGAAGATAATTAAGGTTCAACGTTCATAGGTTCAACGTTCAGGGTTAAAAACCCAGCCCGCCAAAGGCGGGTAAAAACCCAGAACGGTGCTCCTAAAACGGAGGTAAAAACAATGCCATACGAAAATAATGAGGCACTTCCGGATAGTGTGAAAGCACTCCCGAAAGAGGCGCAGGATATCTGGCGGGCTGCTGCAAACAGCTCGCTGGAAAAATATACCGGAGACGATGAGAAGGCGTCGAAGGGTGCCTGGGAAGCGGTAAAAAACGCCGGATTCGAAAAGGATGCCGAGGGTACCTGGAAGAAAGTCCACGCCAAAACCCATGAATTCGATGTGGAGTGCTTCAGCGTGGGGACCTGGAATGGAGATGAGTATACGGAGGAGGATCTCCATGAGATGGCCTATGCCTTCCACGAGCTAAAAGACATAGTCAAGCCGCCGGTCAAACTGGCGCATGATAACGCGATGCACCTGAAGGACGGCCAGCCCGCCCTCGGGTGGGTCAAGGACCTGAAGAAAGTCGGCGAAAAGCTTATCGCCACTGTAACGCAGGTGCCGGATGTACTATACAAGGCGATCACCTCAGGCAGGTACAAGCGGGTGAGCGCAGAAATATTTTGGAACCTGAAAGAGGGCGGGCAGATCTTTAAGCGGGTATTGTCCGCTATCGGATTATTAGGAACCGATATCCCCGCAGTAACGAACCTTAAAGACCTCGAGGCATATCTCAGCCTAACTCCCGAAAAAGGGACGTTTGAGAAAATGGCTGCCTATGTCTTTGATGTGAATGAGGGCGGGGAAATTCAAGAGAAGGAGGAATTCGATATGTCAGCAGAAGAGATCACAAAGCTCACCAATGAGCTGAACACGGCAAAGACAGCCTTACAAAAAGCTTCTGATGAGAACAAGAACTACAAGGCTGAGGCCGAGGCCCTGAAGCAGGAGAAATCGGAAGGCCTGAAAAAGGCCAGGACCGAGGAGATCACAACCTTTTGCGAGGAAAAGGTCAAGGCCGGCACAATGACGCCGGCGGCACGGGATATCCTTGTCAAGGAGATGGACAAACACACCTACACGGATGATGGCGGGTTTTCCATTCCGTTCGAGGCATTTAAAAAATGCATCGAGACCCAGTCCAAGGTGTTCGATATCACGGAGAAGGGCACTGAGACGGGTGATGAGGAAAAGCACGAATACGCAAACGTGAGCGAGGAGCTCGCTGGAAAGGCCACAAAATACATGGCTGAGCACAAGGATGTGAATTATTCCGAGGCATCCACGGCCGTGCTCGGTGCCGATCCTGACCTGGCGAAACGTTACAGGGATACGGATCTGTAAAAAAGAGGTTCAAAGGTTCACCGTTCACCGTTCAGGGTTACAACCCAGAACCCAGAACCCGGAACCCAGAACCCGGAACGGAGGTATTATGTCAACCCAGAATGTGCGTATGAATACGACCATCAAGGCAGAGGAGGATCTCTACACCTCTGCATATCAGTATCACGCCATTGCCCTGGTAGATGGCCTGCTCGCCAATAACGGCGAAGAGGCAAGCGGGATTTTGCTTAATAAGCCGAAAAGCGGTGAATTTCTCACGCTCGGATATGCCGGTGAGATGAAATTTGCCGCCGGTTTAGCAATCTCGAAGGGCGATAAATTAGTAGTGACAACATCCGGCTGGTTTACAACCGCCGATTCTAACGATCCAATACTGGGAGAGGCCAAGGCCGCTGTGACGTCCGGTTCGATCGGTACAGGGCTTTTTAATTTTCCGACAGGCACGGACAAGGCGAGCATGATAGTCGCATCGTTCACCCCGGCGGTGGATATGATAGCGGGAACGGCAATTCATCTTGATGCGGATATGCTGCAAGCGGATGTGAGCCAGGAAGCCGATGCGGTTGCGATTGCAGCGGCAACAAGCGGGACGGCTCAGAACTTCGGTGTTTTCGGCATCATGGATGTACGCATCGACCCGGCACAAGTCTGTTCGCTGGGGGATTCACTTATGGTTACAACGTCGGGTTATTTCACGCCCGCCGATTCCGGTTATTGGGCG